GTCGTAAGCAGTACGACCACCGATGCCAGCACCCGAACCCGTCAGGGTCGAGGCTTCTTGCAGGTAGGCTTCACGTTGGTCTTCCGACTCAAACAGCTTGATTTCTTTTTCAGCGCGTGCGCCGTTGCGGAACGAGTTGAGTTGTTCCTTGACCATCTTGTTCACATCAGCGCGAACAGACTTGGCAGCGGGAGCAATGATTGCTGGAGCTTGTACCGAAGCAACCTTGGCTTCAAGAGCAGACACTTGTTCAGCAAACTCGGCCTTAACAGCTTCAACTTCTGCATGAGCGGCAGCCTTGACTTCTTCGATTTTGCCCAGTTGAGCAGCTTCGATAGCGTCAAGTTTTTCAGTAATTTGTTCAATCATGATTTTTCCTTTAAACGGGATTCAAGTTTTTTCAGCATCTCGCGTTGCTCAAGAGCAGCAAGAATACTGGCTTCATCCACCGCACCCGACTCACTCGGCTTCGGAGGTTCCTCAATAACCGGCTTGTTCACATCACGCGATTCAATCAGCTTCTTAAGGATGGAAGATGCGGTGGTTGCATCTTTCTTGGAAAGCCCTGCTTCACGCAGCACCTTCTCAATCTGTCTTGGGTTGGGATGGCCTTCTGCATCAAAGCACTCCAGCTTTGTGACTTCTGCCTTGTCGTTGTTTGGATACATAACAACCGAGACTTCGCGCAGACCGCCTTTGGTAATCTGGAAGTAACCATCGGTGTACGGGTCATCCGAACCAACTGTCATGGCAGAGCCATCTTCTTTAACCCATTGGTATTCTTCTGCATACGCACCAACCGAAACGCCGCCAAACATATTGGGCGATTCCTTCATGATGGTATAGATGTCCGAGCCGCCGACTGTGTTGAGATACAGACGACCTTGAGCCGTCATGCCATCACCATCGAACTCAAACGAATTCCACTCGCCTACAGGCATACCCATGTCGTTGTGATTCAAGAACATTGGCAGCGGTTTACCCGCTTCTGCAAACGATGCAGCCCAACCAGCAAAGCCTTCTGGTTGATAATTAAACTTGCGACCATCTGCGCCTTCACGCGCACCCCACGTGGTTACACGTGCTTCAATCTTTCCGCTTGGCTCGGACGCTTCGTTTGCGTTTTCCTGTACTAGCAGGCGAGCTTCGCAGATGAGAGTTAGATTCTTCATAGATAACCCCGTTGTGAATTGCGAGATTGTTGTCTTGTATCTTGTGGGGCGTATCACTTAATGGAAGTGTAACACCAGATGTTTTAATTTGTGAAGCCATAAGCTTCAACAATTTTTTCATGTGGCTCATGTCGTGCCGATATTAGCGCGGCGTTGTTGATTGCCGCCACCGCCTCCGGTGTCTTGTGGGCTTGAACCTGCAATAGGTGCAGATGCTTTTGTGTCTGTCTTTAGATTATCGCCATCAGCCACAGTTGGTAGATTCAAATATTCTCTTGCTTCGTTGGGAGTCATGATACCAGCATTAACACCCGCGACAGTAAAGTTAATTTGATCTAAAGGCGCCCCCTTGAGGAAGTCTTTAGTGTCAAACTTAATGCAAAGATTTGGGTAGCCTTTGAGCAGGTGCTGTTTCAGTTTTTGCTCAATGTTACAAATCATTGGGTACATGGTGGTCTTATAAAACTCGTCCAACATGGTTTGCGTGTTGTTGTATTTCTGGTCATCAATACCGAGCATTGTAGGCGGTACGCCAAACAGACCGCAGATACGCTTCATGGTTTGAATCTTTAGCGCAGCACAATCTGCATCTTGCAGCGTCAGCATATCAACAGGAACGTACTTCATGCCTTGGTCGAGCAACATACCTTGACCGGCTTTTGACGGGTCAACGTTGCGCGAACCTGTCATGGCGTTCCATGTTTCTTTGAGGCGAGAGGCAATCTCTTTGTACTTTGCGTCTGGAATGACTGCATCGGTTGTGAAAATGCCCGATGGCTTTGCGCCGTTCTGCATGATGAAGTTGGCGTAGATGTCGATGTCTTGGTCAAGGCCAACAAGTTCAGCAGCAAGGATGCCTTTGTTAAAGCCTGACGAGCCTTGCCACGCTGCTTCTTTAATGTGCATGACCTGATGCGCCTCCAATGGTTCGTCACGTGAGAACCCGTATGAAGGCGTAGACAGTCGATATGATGGGTAGCGCGTAGGCGTAAGCTGCACAGTCACAAGCGTTGCGTCTAGGTTATACATTTCCAGAGGCGTGGACATTGCGTCCTTTTGATTCTTGCGCCACCAGAGCGTAAAACATTCACCGGCAAGGTCTTGCCACATGCACCATTGATACCAGAACTCATAGACGCTCTGGAAGTTGTTTGGGTTTTGCAAAAGCGAAAGGACTTGCTTTGCCTTTGTTTTGTCGCGTGAGCCAACGCGCTCATCTGTGGTTGCATCTGCGTAGCTGCCATCTTCCATCTTGGTCATGATGGAGATATTGCATTGTGCAAGGCTGCGAGCCTTTGCGCCTACGCAAGCCATGACAGTTGAGTTGCGCGTGAGGCCGGATATATCTACCTGACGGCCTGCGGTTGTTGCGCTAGATGTCGTAACGTAGAGAAGTTGTTGCGCGGGTTGCCCTTGTTGCGCCCCATAGATGACTTGGTTACCAAGTTGAAGCTGCCCAAGAACGGTGTTTGATTCGTTGCTTACCGGCTGCTTTTTTCTGAATATGTCCAACAAAGCCATCATGGTTCTCCGTTATCCGGCTAAAAACTTCTGAAGCCAAAGCTGTTTGAAACAAACGCATTATCCAAACTGCAATGTGCCGCAATGATTAAAGCAATAATACCATCAACTTTTGCCGCTTTGTCAGCTTCATTCTTACGGACTTTGATGTTTCCATTAACATCCGTATAGACTTCACAGTTGCCTAACTGCCATCCAACAAACGGGTTGCCATCATGTTTTATTTGTTTGTTGAGTATTAACTTCTCAACGTACTTGGATGGGTTATTCAATACAGCCATACCCTGCCCCACCTTCTTAACAGGTATGCCAGCATCGTGCAGACGCGCCACAAGGGATGCGGCGTTGTAGGCATCGTACCCAACCTCCCGAACGTTGTATAGTTCGCATTGCTTCTTAATATACTCCGAGATTTCTCGGTCGTCCATTACGTTGCCTTCGGTGAGTTTTAATATCCCCGATTGCTCCGCAACACGAAAGATGTCCATGTAGTGTTTGGGGATGAATTGTAGGCTTTCTTCTGGGATAAAGAATTGCCATTCGGCCTCGTAATCAAGTTCCCCATACCGCTTGAGCGTGCATACGGCGTTAAGGTCGCGAGTAGCGGCAAGGTCGAACCCGATAAATACAGCTTCTGGTTCTTCTGGGCGAGGGTCATCAATGAGGCAAACGGGGTCATCCCAATAACTCCTATCAAGCCATGCTGTGTTGGCACTAACAAAGATGTTGAGGGTCTTACATAGAAACTCATTGAGCGCGGCAGGCTTGTGCTTTGCTTCCTCTGCGCGTTGCGAGATGGCTTCCTCAAATACGCTGATGCCGTGCATGGGGTTTGCTTTAGCCCATGTGCTTGGGTCGCGCCAATCGTCTTGTTGGTCAAGCCCATAGAGTAGGCCAAACCAACGCGGGTTGTCTGTGGCCTCGCCTGACAGCATGGATTTATACATCAACACATCTTCATAGAACTTGGTGTCTTTAGTAAAGGATGCCGTTGTAATGTATATGCGCAAAGGGTTGCGCCGTGCAACCATACCCGAGTGCAGCACCTCAATCGAGTTGCGGTCAACAATCTGTGCTGCTTCGTCAATGATGACGCAGGATGGGTTCTTACCATCGCCCGACTTTTTGGTGTCGCGGCTCAATGCCTTAAACATGGATTGAGAATCGCCGACTTTGGTAATGAGGTATTTCTGCGGATTAAAGATGCCAGCAAACTCCGGTGGCATGTTTTCAATAAATCCCTTTGCCGCATCAAACACAATGGTTGCTTGCTCGCGGTTTGTTGCCAAGGTAAAGACTTCCGCGCCTACTTCGCCGCACGCCAACTCATACAACGCAATGGCTGCGGTCAGCGTGGACTTGCCTGCCTTGCGAGGAATAAACAGAATGACATCCGACACCATGCGAATCTCGCGGTCACGCTTTGACCGGAATCCATATATGGCGCAGATAAAGAATATCTGAAAAGGCTCAAGGACAACGGGTTGTCCCGCTTGTGGTCCTTTGGTGTGACAGAGATAGCTTACAAAGTCGAGAACGTGCTGCGGGTAGTCTTCATCGAATACCCACTCCCACTCGTTGTTTTCGTATTGGTTAATGAACCGCTGGCACGCAAGTCGTACATCTCGGCAGACGTTAATCTCGCCTTTAGCTACTTGGATTGCGTACTTGACTCCATCTTCCCATCTCATCCTTTGGGACCCTTGAGGAATTTGGCAACGGGTGAATCATCGCCTGTCTTGTTTGATGCCAACCGCCCGCGCGGCGTTAAGCCCAATTCGTTCATCAGTTGGATAATGAGCGTGGTGGTCTTGTTGCGTAGCGACAGGAACGGGTTGGTGCCGAATGTCTTACCATCATTGAATGGAACAATGAGCGACTTCTTTTTAAGCTGCGCCGAGCATTGGCAATAGACTTCGATTTGGTCAGCCAGCATAGCCAGCGTGTGCTTGTCTTGTTCCGAACCGATGCCATAGACCTCATGCAAGAACTCTGCCGTCTCCGTGATGAAAACGTCCTTGCTAAAGCTTTCTGGCGCGTCTAACCATTCCGCTTTTGGAACGCGCTTCTTGATGCTTGCCGGAATCATGGCAGCGTCAATTCGTCTAGACTTTGTGCCTTCAATTAAGTGAAGTTCTGGTGGTTTCTTGTTCATATGTTGCCTTTTACCAACAAATACCCCCGTCTGTCAAATTACATCGCGGTAACTTGGTGGCCGAGCTTGCTTATTTGATTCTTCACTTTTTTTTAGTTTCTACCGGATTCGTCTTGACCCAACGCGCAAAAAATGCAGCCCGATGGCTTGCCCTTACC